GAGCATTACAGTAATGGTAACGTAAAAGTATTATAGTTATGGGATTAGGATTGCCAATAGTATTATTAATAGTAGCGTCAGTATGGGCAGTAGTTTTTATAAATAGAAATTTAGAAAAGTAATAATGAGAGATACAATACAACAAATAAGAGACTTAGCAACACTAACAGAAAATTCTTGGTTACTTCATAAAATGGAATTATTAGAAGTTGAGATAGATGCAGAAATATTAAAAGAAAAAATAAAAATGTTAAACTAAGAGTTATGAACCAATTAGATTACGATTTAGAGAACTATTTAGAGGATAAAGAATACGAATGTACAGAATGTGGAACATCAATAGAAAGCGAAGGTGTTTGCAGTAGAGATTGCTTTAATGCATCAATGTTATAAAATAAATAAAATATGAGAACATACACAGAAAAACAATTAGAACAAATAAGTGGAGCAATAATAACTTGCTTTGTTAATTTACATTTTTTACAAGAAGCAGATTCTTCTGGTTTATTTAGACAAAGAGTAAAGAACAATGTTAGAAAAACAATGGCTGATTTAATAGACATTGAAAACAATTACTTTGCTAAAATAGAAGAGGTAGATGAAAAAGAATTAGGAGATAAGTTAGTTGCAAACAAATTAGAGTTTGTTGAATGGTTATTAAATAAATTTGATTTTAATGATTTTACTAAACTTCAAGAAGTTTGTATTGCTTATTCATTAAACAAAGAAGAACTAACAGAAACATCAGATAGAATATTAAGAGAAAACGGAGCAGAAACAATAGAATAATATGAAAGGATATAATAAAGAGATGGCAGATAAATTAGCATTAGACTTTGAGGAGTTAACCAAAATGAGTTTAAATGATAGTTCAAGAAAAACAAATTCAGTTATAATTAGATGCTTGTTTTATAAAGTACTAGAAAGTTTTAACTACATGAATGATAGATTAATTTCTGAATGGTTTGAAACAAGAGGTGTGAAAAAGGATAGATCATCTATTTTTATAGCAATGACAAATGTAGATAAGTATTACAAAGAATACCCATTGTTTAGAGATTGTTACGATATTTACTTTAAAGATAAACTTGAACAAAGATTAGAACATCAGAAAGCCAAAAAGAAGAGTTTAGAGGAGTATAAAAAAATCGCTATGCAAATGCATTTAAAAGAAAATAAAGATCCTCTAAGTATACTTATCAAGAATCTACCAATAGAGAAAAGACATGAGATACATGAGTTAGTTAGCTTAAGAGTAAAATCCTGGAGCTGGAAGAATAAAGATCAATGTGAAGTAATAGTAGGAGGAACTTCATTAGAACATTTATGTTATTAAACATGTTATTTAAAATGATTATAAATTAAAAAAACAATATATGATATTGATTAAATTGTCATAAAAAAACAATTATATATATAATGAGTTCTATATTTATTAATATTACTTTATTTATCAAGTAATAAATAATTAGATAATTATACATGTGGTTTTGGGATAGCTATATCTCTTTGCCACATTTTTTTTGTTAATAAATTATTTTTTTTATTTTAATACTATTAAGTTATATTTATCTAAATACAATTACATGTTAGAGAAGGTTTTTGAATCGCATAATAAATGGATAAATACAACGATTAAATTTGGTTGTTCTAGAGAAGAAGCAGAAGATATTGTTAGTAATATGTATCTTATAATCGGTAAGATGCTTAAAAAAGGTTTAGACATATCCTATGGCGATGAGGTAAACTACTACTACATATACTTAACTCTTAAAACGTCGTTCTTACAGATGTACAATAAAAAGAAGAAACAAAATAACGTACCTTTAGATTTAGTTTTAGATTTAGAATCTGGAGATTATATAGATTTTGATTCAGCTTATTATACACTAAAAGAAGAATTAGAAGGTTTACATTGGTACGATAAAAAAGTATTTAACTTAGTGCAAAACGAATACTCTATAACAGAACTATCAAATAAAACAAATATCACTTACCATTCTTTATATAACACATATAGAAAAACAAAGAAGAAATTGATTAAAAAAATTTTAGAATGAAGTTAGGAGATTTAATAGAACGAATTACAAATTACACTGGAATTAAATGGTTAGTCAAAAAGATATGGGGAGATGATTGCGGATGTGATAAAAGACAAGAACAATTAAACGATATAGAATTATGGTAAGAAAAAAACTAATACAAAAGTTACAACAACTAATAGATAACTTACCAATAGGAATCAAAAGAAAAGAGGTTAATTATGACTTACTAAGACTCAAAACTAGTAATAGCGATTACCACTATGTACTATTAGCTCACAAGTATAAAGAACTATAAAGATTATGTTAGAAGATAAAATTATCTGGAACGGAGTTAAAGAAAGAATGACTTCAACAATGAGTAATAAAGATTTTAAGATCATGTGTAAGCTACATTCAAAGTATTTTAACCATAAGTATTCTGAACCTTGTACTTGTAATAAAAGAATGCTAAGAAATTGGATTGAACAATTAAACAACGAGTTGATATAAAATTACTTGTTTTTATTATTATATAATTAGTAAACTAATTTAAACTGATTATGGACGGAAGATCAAACAACAAAGGAACAAAGGGAAACAAAGGTGGAAGACCATCAAAAGCAGAAGAGGTTAAGATGATTGAGAGATTATCTCCATTAGAACCAAAGGCATTTGAAGCATTAGAAAAAGGAATCGAAGAAGGAGATTTTAAATATGTACAAATGTTCTATAATTATTATGCTGGTAAGCCAAAAGAGACAAAAGACATTTCAATAACATCTGAGCAACCTTTATTTGATCTTTAATGTTTCAAACAACAACTGCAATAAGAAAGCTGTACGCGCTTAAAAAGCGTAAAAAAGTAATACAAGGAGGAACGTCAGCTGGTAAAACATTTGGTATTCTTCCTATTCTTATTGATAGGTGTATAAGGACTCCTTATTTAGAGACAAGTGTTGTATCTGAATCGATACCGCATTTAAGAAGAGGTGCAATGAAGGACTTCTTGAAGATAATGATTGAAACAAATAGGTTCAGAGATAACCAATGGAATAGATCATCATTAAAATACACTTTCACAAATGGATCTTATATAGAGTTTTTCTCAGTTGAGCAACCAGATAAATTAAGAGGAGCAAGAAGAAACGTATTGTACGTAAATGAGGCAAACAATGTACCTTTTGAAGCTTATACACAACTATCAATTAGAACCTCTGGAGATATATGGATTGACTTTAATCCAACTGCAAACTTCTGGGCACATAAAGAAGTAGTAGCTCAGCAAGACGCAGATTTTATAACACTTACTTATTTAGACAACGAGGCATTGCCTCAAACAATTGTAGATGATATTGAGTCAGCAAGAGAGAGAGCTAAGACATCTGAGTACTGGAGCAATTGGTGGAAAGTGTATGGACTAGGTCAGATAGGTTCTTTAGAGGGTGTATGTATCAAAGAATGGAAAGAGATTAAATTACCGTTAGAAGCAAGGTTATTGTGTTACGGAATGGATTTTGGTTATAGTAATGACCCAAGTACTTTAATAGCTTTGTATAAATATAATGATTCATATATATTTGATGAGGTTATATATCAAAAGAAATTACTTAATAGTGATATATCAGATTTATTTAAAACACATTCTATAAATGGTATTGTGTATGCTGATTCAGCAGAACCAAAATCAATTGCAGAGTTAAGAACATACGGCCATAAAGTATTGCCTTGTACAAAAGGTAAAGATTCAATTGTATATGGTATTAACTTAATAAACCAGAATAAAATATTTGTTACAAGCAGAAGCAAGAACCTCATCAAAGAGTTGCAGTCTTATACTTGGATGAAGGATAGAGAAGGTAATACTATAAACAAACCAATTGATTCTTTTAATCATTGTATTGATGCAGCACGTTATGCAATCACATCACAGTTACAAACTCCAAACAAAGGTGTTTACAATATAAGATAATTAAGAATTAAAAATGTAATCACTTTTTCATAAAACATTAACTAAATAGTATTATATATATATGAAGATCGAAATAAACGTACCTACATCATTAAATGAGATTACCTTAGGACAGTATCAGAAGTATTTAAAGATAGCTGAGAACAACCCAGATGGTAATTTTTTAGATGCTAAAATGATTGAGATATTCTGTGGAATACCTTTATCAGATAGCTACAAAATAAAGATGAGTAGTGTTAGAGCAATAGTAGATATTTTAGTTGATCTATTGCAGTCAAAACCAGATCACGTTGAAAGGTTTAAGATAGGAGAAACTGAATTTGGATTTATACCAGATTTAGATGAAATGAGTTTAGGAGAATATATTGATTTGGATAATAACGCAAGTCAATGGGAGAATATGCACATTGCAATGAACGTTCTTTATAGACCAATAAAAACAAGTAAATTAGGGAAGTATAATATTGAAGATTATAATGTAAAGAATCCAGAAGCAATGAAAGATATGCCTTTGGGTGCTGCAATTGGTTCACTTTTTTTTTTTTACAATTTAGGAATCGAATTAGCGAATCATACGATACTTTATTCGAACAGTCCAGCGGAGATGGGGATTTATCAAGATCAGCTAACTTCAATAGAAAATGGGGATGGTATCAATCAATTTATGGACTCTCTAACGGAGATATTACAAAATTTGAAAATATCACTAAATTAAATATACATCAATGCTTTACGATGTTATCATTTACAAAAGAGAAAGCGGAGATTGAAGCACAACAAATAAAAAGTAAATTTTAGATGAAAGGATTTTATCAAGTAACGGAAACAATAAAAGATGCATTGCTATCTGACGTTAATGTAAACACGGTCACAACTGGAGATATTACAAGAATTGATTTAGGTAAGCAGACAATGTTTCCTTTATCTCATCTTGTTGTTAATAATGTAGGGAATGAAGATAGTGTATTACGTTTTAGTTTATCTATTCTTGCGATGGATATTGTTGATATATCTAAAGAAGAAGTAGTTGATATATTTGTTGGTAATAACAACGAGCAAGATGTATTAAATACTCAATTAGCAGTACTTAATAAATTAGTACAAGTTTTAAGAGGAGGTAGTTTACACCAAGACTTATATCAATTAGATGGTACTCCAAACTTTGAACCTTTTTATGATAGGTTTGAAAATGAGGTTGCTGGATGGGCATTAACTTTTGATGTATTGATTCCAAATGACATTGAGATATGCTAAACAATGTAAGGGAGGAACTAAATAGATTTGCTAAATATGTTGTTAGTCAATCAAGAGCAAACTTAACAAGAGGTAAAAAGAATAGTTCTAAGGAACTTTATAACAGTTTAGATTATGATATAAATGTTTCTAAAAATAGTTTTGAATTAAGCTTCTTAATGGAAGAGTACGGAGTGTTTCAAGACAAAGGAGTAAAAGGTACTAAATCTAATTATTTAGAAAATAAAGATTCTCCTTTTAGCTATAAATCTAAAGGAGGTAAAAGGGGTTTAAAAGGTATGCCTCCTCCAAAAGCATTTGATAAATGGATTGTACGAAAAGGTTTAAAAGGAATAAGAAATAAGAAAGGTCAATTTATAAGTAGGAAATCATTGCAGTTTATGATTGCAAGAAGTGTATTTGAAAAAGGTATAAAAGCAAGTATGTTTTTTACTAAACCATTTGAGAAAGCATTTAAGAATTTACCAAAAGAATTAGTAGATGCGTATAGATTAGATGTAGAGCAATTAATAAAAACAACAGTAAATAATAGATAATGGCAATAATAAACACAAGAAGTCCAAACTTTGAAAGTATTGATTACGCTGGAATGTCTTATAGTACTTTAGAGATATTTATTTGGACTGGTTCTGAATTAGATGATGTGGCTGGTGTAGCAAGTTATACTTTAAGAAAGTCAGCAACAGTTCCTACATCTGGTA